CCGTCTCGGGCTTGGACAGCGGGATCGTGATCCGTTCAAGAACCGCGCGCTTGCAGTTGACGATCGGATAAAGCCTGGCGATCCGGCGGTTGGTCGCGTCGGTCTTAGCGTTTCCCGAGGATTGGCGCGTGAGCCGGATGAGGATTGTCGCGCTGACGATGTTCCCTCTAATGCAGTTCTGCAGCGCGACGTACTGGACCGACTCCTGCTGCCCCTCGATCACGGCCTGCTGATCCTGGCTGTTGCGGATGGACGTTGTAATGCCGAAGATGCTGATCGCGAGAACGAATAGGCAGAGCCCGATCACCATCTTCACCCACTTGCCATTGGGCGGAGTCCTTGCAAAGAGACGGGCATCTTCCGAGACTCTCTCGGCCTCGTCCCAGTCTTCGATTCGGGTGTCGCGCGTCTGACGTGCGGCGTGCGTCGGTACGCCAGCTTCGTACGCGGCCTCGGCACCGGCCACGCTTGCCTTCCGGGCAACAGAATCATTCGATGAGTCGTCGGGCTTCACCTCTGAGTCTCGGCGCTCAAACTCGGGTGGCTGCTTCTTGTCGGTCATTTCACGGTCACTCCGATGAGCGCACCGAGAAGACTGAGCACGATGAGGACCAGCATTCCTGCCGCGCCTCCCGTGAGCTTGTCGATGCGCGTTGACAAGATCTTGGAGGCGTCGGTGTTGTTGCCGACCGCCTCGGTGAGCTTGGACAGGACCGCAGGCGTGTCTCTCAGCGCCTCCATATCACGCTCCAGTGCGTTGATTCGGTCGTCGAGCCGCTTGTCGGTCCACTCAGTTCGCTGTTCCACGCGTCATCCAAGCCCTCCGGCCCGCAGGCCCGTTGCGAGTCGGTCGAGCAGCGCGTCCAGGCGCTTGAACGACTGGTCGACGGCGATCGTCAGCTTGCGCGAGTCGTGCTCCCAGGACGTCTCGACCACCATCCGCGGCCTGTCGTTCGGGTGGTCGGTTATTGCGATCGTGTCACCGGCGCGGACCTTCCAGCCTGGGTGCCAGTGGCCGGCGCGGTCACGGACGTGGCCGGTGATCGAGATCGAGCCAGGCGCCTTCGGCTGGTTGTTCTCGGCCAGCGCGGCGCGGCCCTGCCACAGCGCGGCTTCGGCGGTGGTCGGACTCGACAGGTTGAGCTGTATCCAGCGCTCGATCCCGTGACGGTTCGCCGGGTTCTCGACCGAGTCGTCGCGTAGCTCGGCGTACGTCTGCGGGCTCAGCCGCTCCTTCTGGCCGGTCGTGACGTTGTCGAAATGCACGACGATGCCGTTCGCGAGCGCCTCGGTCGAGTCGCCCTGTAGGTCGACCGATACACCTGGGTCTGACAGTCGAATCTCCCAATCGTGATCCGACAGGTCGACGCCGCCGTAGTGGAGGGTGCGGTTCTCCCAGACAGCAAGCTGCCAAAGGTGGTGGGCGTTGATCTGCAGGAAGGCGTCATAGGGTTCGGTGTCCTCCTTGAAGACAAGATGCGGGATCGGGTAAGTCGTCGTCTCGACGCCGTCGGTGCGCAGCTTCGGGCAGAAGCGCGACGCGATGTTCTTGATGACGTCTGAAGCCGCCAGTCCCTTCGGCTCGGTGGTGCCGATGGTCGGTAGTCCGTGGGTGCCGTAGACGGCAAGCTTGTACCAGCGCAGGCTGTACTCCTGGCCGGCAAGTCCACCCGGCGTCGGGGCGTGTACGAGCGCGGCCGAGCCGTAGCGGTAGTCGGTCCTGTCCGCCATCAGTGTGCCCGAGCCAGGACCGGCCGCTTGCAGGTTTCCCGTCCAGGCGTAGGTGACGTGGTTGTCGGTGGTCGAGAGATACGCCTGCCACGCCCAGTTGGTGTTCGCCGGGTCGATGTTCGCCTCACGCGCCCACTCGTAATAGAGCTTGCCGATCCGGTTGGCGGTGCCGGCGTCGTACCACGCCTCGGCGCTCGGTCTGGCCGGCGCGACCCAGGCGCCGGGAAAACCCATTCGCAGGCTTTGGCTGCCACTGGTGTCGACGTCGACCGATGAGTCGTAGTGGGTGTAGTTCGCGGTGATGAGCCAAGCGCGGCGAGCTCGGCTCGGAGTCGTCCATGCGCCCAGGTCGCGATCGACGTAGATCTCGGTGAACGTGCGGTCCCTGGCGTGAGCCATCCAGCCCGTGGTCTGGACGGTCACTGAGTGGCCGGCATCCATGCTTCGTGGCAGCGCGCCGACCCGGCCTTCGTAGGCCACCGAGCCGTCCCGGCCGACGAGCGCGACTGAGTCGAACAGGCCAAGGTCTGGGAAGTCGCGGTCGATCCTGCGGCTCAGCTGAATAGAGCCGTCGGCGAAGCCGTCCATCTGCTTCGTCCGAAACGACAGGTTCTGCGGGACCGACGTCGCGTCTCTGTCGCCTGGGTCCCAGCGGTAGCGCGTATTCGAGGCGTCGGTTATCTCGACCGCGAGTTCCAGCGGCGGCTTGGACGACATGCCTTAGCCGGGAATGGCTAGGTAGCGAGGCTTGAAGGCGACCTGTGCCGTCAGCGCGTCGGTGACCGGTGCGTCAGCGTTGGCGTCGGTGTCGCCGCGGTGAGCCTTGATCGCTATCCGCGACGTGCGGACGCTCGGCCCGGCCGGCGGGATGTGGAACCTTGAGCCGCGATAGGCCGGCGCCGGCCCGTAGTAGGTGCCGGTCGAGTCCTGGCGAATGGTGGCGTCTGAGCGGATCTCAAGGCTTCGGCCCGAGTAGAGCGCAATCGGGTCTGGCGTCGGCGTGGCGGCGTAGAAGTTGTCGAAGTAGCGCGCGCCGGCGGCGCCGGCCGTCCTGTCAGAGAAACCAACCTTGCCGGTCGCGAGCGTCCCGCCAGTTGCGAGCACGGTGTCGATGGCGCTCAACTGCGTGAGTGTCGACCCATTGGCGTCGAGGCACTGCGCCACGCAAAGGCCCGACGCATACGCGATGAGCCGCAGCGAGTACCAGGTGTTGATCTGCCACGGTACTGCCGCGGTCCCGATGTAGGTGGCGACTCCGGCGACGTACTTGATCACGGCGAGGTTTATCGGTGAGCCGTTGGTCTGCAGCTCGGCAACGAGACAGTTGCTTGAGTTCGTCCAGCGACAGATGACGCCGGACATGACGAGTGTGACCGTCGAGTAGATCCTTGCCGACGCTTCGACGTCGGTGTAGGTCGCGGTGCCGAGAATGGCGTAGCGCTCGGCCTCCGCGCTGCTGACCGACCGCGTGGCCGTCTCGTCTGTTGCCACCGGCGCGTCGGCGAAGACAAGGTCTGTCGCCGCGCCAGAGGTAACCCACGTCCCGCCGAGCGGCGACACGCGAGCGTTCAGCGCGCCGCCGGTGGTCGTGGTGGTGAACTCGTCCCTGGCCTGGATCGCGGTCGAGGGTCGGTAGACGAACGGCGAGCGGACACGACCGTAGCCTTCGCCCGCCGGGATGAGCAGCAGATAGTCGACGTAGATGTAGTCGCCGACGTTTCCGTAGGCCTCGATGCGCCCTGTCCAGCGTTGCGTCCCAAGCTCTTTGGGTGGAACCGAGATCAGGCCAAGGTCTATCTCGCTGAAGGCAGACGCGACAGGCGCCGAGGCGTATGGGTTGGCTCGGAACGGTCCGTCGCCTTCCTGCCAAGCAAGCCGCGCTCGCACGTCGAGCGTGTTCGTGTAGATGCGCGCCTTGACTCGGAACGTGCCGACGTGCGACAGGTTGCCGGTCCCGCAGACGGCGATCGGCATCGAGTAGAGCGACGCGTAGATCGTCGAGTTGCCCGAGGCGTTTGGGTCGTAGGCGCCCGTCAGCGCCGACCCGGTGCCCGCGAATCCCGTCGTCACAAGGCCGTCCGAGTCCAGAGTCAGCGACGTCGCTGAGTTGTAGTGGCGCTGCTCGAGACCCCACTCGACGGTCCGGCGGGTCTGCGTCGCCGTGTCGGTGACGATCAGCCTGCCTTCGGCCGGAACGTCGCCGGGAACCGCCGGGACGGTCAGGGTCATCAGCGGCCCGGTGCCGACGACGGCGAGGTTTACCTGCTCGGTGCCATAGATGAACGGCCGGCAGATGAGCTTCAGCGAGACCACCGGCGAGCGGATGAACCAGCCGGCGTCGTCGCCAGTTACTTCGACCGGAATGTCGTCGATCTCTGCGGCGAGCACGTAGAGCGTGCCCGGGCGCGAGCTTGCCGCCGGCGTCCAGATGAGCTCGAGCCCGTCGGCCAGCTTCGGTGCTTCCTGCAGTCGAGCGACGAGCAGCTTCAGCTCTTCGAGCGCGTCGTCCATCGACGCCTGCTGCGCTACCCGGATCTTTGCCGACCACTCGCGGTTCTCCCAGCGAATCTCGTCGGCGAGCTCGGCGCCGCTTGAGTCGGGACCGGATATCCACGCCTGCCTTGGCTTCGGCGGCGGACACTCAACGGATTCAAGGAAGAGAGTGCTCGCCGGATCGTTGAAGTCGTAGCCGTCGAGAACCCAGCTTTCGTGGTCCATCAGTACCTAGCCAAGCTGCCAGCGCCGGCGGTGAGCGCACGGCCGGCGTAGCCGCGGCCGACGATCTCGCCGCTGATCATGTCGGCCAGCGCGCGGGTGGCTTCCCGAAGGCCGATACCCATCGCGGACGTGGCGACGGCGTTTTGGATGGCCATCTCTCGCTTCAGCTCGTTCATCGCTTCGGTCTGTTGCCTTATCGCCTCGGCGGACGCCAGCTGCGCGTCGATGAGCGCCTGCGCCGCAGAGTCGTCGGCTTCAACGCCAATCGCGACGTCGACCGCTTCGCTGATCGCCGCGGTTGCGCCACGTCTGCGCGAGCGCGAGCGCGCCGGACGCATCTGCGCCTTGAGCAAGCGGTTGACACGGCGGCCGACCGACTCGCGCCTGCGCGCCCTCGGCTTCGGAATGTTCAGAGAACGTCCGAGCCGCCGGCCACGGCTCGTCACGTCGCCAATCCCGCGAATGGCGCCTGCCGTGGCCGCCGTGACGTCACCGCGGCCACGCTTGAAGCCGATGTGCAGGTGGTCTCCGGGTCCGTGGCCGGGAACGCCACGCCAGCCAATGAAGCGCACCATCGGCGCCCGCCGCGCCCAGGCGGCGATGCGGTCCATCTGAGCGACACCGGCCGGCGTCCAGCCGCCCGCGGGTTGCAGGTCGATGGCGCCGCCCCAGAGATGGTCCGAGTTGGGTGCGCCGCCGACTGCGGCGTTGGCGGCGCTGGATCGCCGTCCGCTGTTTAGCTGAACTGGACCGAAGAGCGTTCGGATATTTGACAGGCCAGCTTGAGCTATTGGCGCAAGGCCGGCGACGCTACCGCCGCCGCCGCCGCCGCCGCCGAATGGCATAGCCGCGGCGATTGGCGCGAGTCCGGCGACCACGTCGCCTTTCGCGCGAACCCCGATTTTCTCGGCGGCGTTCTTGACGAAGCCCGGAATGGCTCCGAGAGCGCCCGTGACCTTCTTCGCCAGCCTGGCCGGCAGGTTGGCCATGCCGTCGATGATCCCGTCGACAACCCCTCGCCCGACCCTGAGCGCAGAGCGAGCGAAGTTGGGAGCCCAAGCCGCGAAGCGTGCGGCGGTGCGTAACAGCCAGCGCGCAACCGTCGAAGGGAGACTTCCGAGCTTGCCGTCGATGGCCGAGAGAATGCGAGCCGCAAGCCGGACGGCGCTCTGAGCGAGTTGGCCCGCCCAGCGATTGAGCGTTCGGTCGGCGCGGACGAGCACCCTTGCCACAACTCCAGGGATTGCGCCCAATCCTTCCCCAAAGCGGCCCAAGAATCCGGCCACAGCGCGCCCGGCGATGGCGACCAGCATCCTCGGCAACCGTGTAATGCCCTGGACGCCAGACTTAGCGATCCTACTCAAGACGTTCGCAACGCCCGGGGCCGCACGCGACAACTCATCGATGAAGGACTTGAACGCACTCGATCCAACGATCCTGAATGCATCAGCAAGCAGGCCTCCCGCAGCACGAATGCCTGCGCCGACACGCTTGCCGAGAAAGTCGGCGACCTGCTTTAAGCCCGGGATTTTAAGTAGCCTGCCAATCGGGATGATGGCGGCGGCGACAGTCAAAATGTCCGCCCAGTGCTCTCTCCAGAAGCTTGGGTCTGACAGTGCGTCGAGCGCCTCGCCCACCACTCGCAGGAGCCCAGCTGCAAGTGCCCTGCCGTCAATGGACGAAAAGGCATCGTTGAGGCCCTGCGAGATTGACGCACGCATATCGCCGGCGAAGTCGAGTGCGGACTCCACCCCCTTGCCGACGGCGTCGCCGATCTTCGACCAGTCGATGTCATCAACTGCCCCGCCGATAGATGCGGAGAGGGACTCGCCGAAGCTCATCCCGAGAAAGCTCAGGTCGTCTAGTGACTTGACGAAGTCTGCGATACCGCCGGCAGCGTCTTTGCCGAAGTTGGCAATCGGCGCAAGCACGCCGCCGATCCCCTTGAGGATGTCGCGGAAGCGCCCGCCGGCGCCAGTGCCTTGTTGGATCTGCGTGATGAACTTGGCCACTGCAGCTGCAACGCGCTCGGCAGTAGGTGCGAGCGCGCCGCCGAGCGTCTCGGCGAGATTGCCGGCGGCTACCTTCAGCCGATCGAATGGCGTCGCCTTGGCTGCGGCCGAGCCACCGAACTCGACGTTTAGCTCGCGCAGGATGAGCTTCTGCGCGTCGAGCGTCCTGCCCGATTCGACGAGCGTCTTTATCTGGTCCTTCTGCGATGCAGTGAAGGACACGCCAACGCGCTGCAACGCGGTGACACCCTTGATTGGGTCGTTCAGCGCCTTGCCGAGCTGGATCGCCGACGACTTCATGTCCTGTCCGAGCGCGGCGGACATGTCGGTCATCGTCTGCGTCGCTTGGCTGAAGACGTCGTTGCCGCGGCCGGCTTCGTCGCGGACCTTCGTGAAGGTCAGAAGCAGGTTCTCGCCAGACTGAATCGCCTCGTCGTCGATGCCGGTCTTGTTCGAGATGGCGGTCGCGAGCGACGCTACCGCCTTGGCGCTCAGATTCGCGGCGCCGCCGGTCGACTTGAGAACGGCCTGAGTTTGCTTGGTGACCTTCTGCGACTCCTCGAACTGCTTGACGAGATACGCGCCGCCGGCGGCGAGCGCGCCCACGCCGGCGACCGCGCCACTGGCGGCGAGTCCGACGCGCGAGAAGCCGCGCGACGAGAGCCGGCCGGACATGGTCGTCTGCTTGCCGAACTTGTCGAGTCCCTTGCCCGCCCTGTTGAGCGAGCGGTTCAGGTCCGATGCGTCGCCAGAGATGACGACCTTTAGCTCGCGCGATCCTCTACCCATGTTGCTTCGCCACCGCCTTGACGTCGGCGATCAGGTCACCGAGCTCGCGCTGAGTGAAGCGGCTGAGCGCCTGTGGCTCTATCCCATATTCGCGAAGCATCCAGGGCCGCCAGAGCGAGCGCGCTACGAGGCGGCCTTGGTAGGGCGCTTCCCGTTCTGACTCACCGTCGGCGCTTCGGCCAACGCGCTGACCTTGATCCGCTTCGCGTCTTCCGGCGTGAACGCCGGATTGTCGCGGTGGACCAGGATGTAGACGAGCACGCGCATTGCCTTGGCGCGGTTGAAGTCGATGTCGGCGAGCGGCGCGTCCAGCTCGTCCTCGAGCAGCTCGATCTCGCCGAGCTCCAGGTCCTCCGGGTCAATCGAGTAGACCTTGCCGTCGATCGTGAGCGCTGCGGGCTCAGGCGTAGCTGCAGGCATTCGGGGTCCTTTCAGTGGAAGCCGTGGCGGCTGGAGAGAGCTTCGATCACGTCGCCGAGCTTGTCGATGAAGTCGTCCTTCTTCGTCTCGATTGCTTCCGAGATGAAGGGACGGCCAGTGACCGGTCCGCGCGTCAGGCGGCCCCAATGGATCGTGTTCGCGTACGGCAGCCGCGAGCGCACCAGCGCCCTGGGCCCGGACGTGCCGGCCTTGATCGACGTCGCGAGCCTGCCGCTTCGCCGCGGCGCACGACTGCGCGCCTCGGCCGCGATGATCTCCGCAGCCGCCTTGTTCGCTTTGCTGACTTCGCGCGGCAGCGCCTTGTCCATCACACCCAGGTCGCGGCGCAGCTCCTTCAGGCCGGCGACCTGGATGGCGACGCTGGTCTGCGGCATCTAGCTTCCTACGATGTAGTTAAGCGCGGCTCGGAGGCGTTCGGGGTCATCGCCGATCAGATGGCAACTTCTACAGAAGTGTACTCGAGCTTCACCGGCGGGTTAGTTCCGTCGTAGAGAGCCACCACCGGGATCGTCTGGTTCAGGATGTCTGGACCGTCAACGTTCGGCGTCTCGCCGTTGAAGCCGCAGGCGGCCATGGTGATCTTGATCTGCTCGTAGTACGTCGAAGCGATCAGCGCACCGGTGAACGTCAGCACCACCGACGCGATCGTTCCGGCGGTGAAGCGGTTGTGGTGAGTCATGTCGGTGAAGTCGGCGTTGAGTGTCGCCGTCGCCGAGCCGAAGGCGTTCTGGACCGGCTTTGCCTTCAGGCCCGACGTGCCAAGGTAGTAGCGGTCGGTCTTCAGCGGCTGGCCACCCTCGAGCGAACCGCCACCGACGTCGGCGACGTTCGTGCCACCGATCATCAGCGCGCCCTGGGTGAAGTTGAAGCTAGACAGTCCCGTCGGCAGGGTGCGGGCCGCCAGCGTCTGGTTCGTGACTTCGTCCTGCGCGTCGAGCTCGACGCTGAACGTCAGGAACTCGTCGGTGTCCCAGGCGAACGTGTAGCCAGTGACCATCGAGCCGAGATAGTCGAATGGCCGCACGACACCGTCGGTGCTCGGCCGGCCGACCTGGATCGTGGCCGACTTCGTCGGCGTCGTTATGCCGATGTTGTGGGTCTGCAGGTAGGCGGTGGTGGCCGCCTGCTGCACGGGAGCCACGACGTTGTCGTGGAGCAGGTCGAACCAGAAACCCATTCCCTTGTTCGTCGCTTCCATCGTGATCGAACCAGCACCGGCACGGGTCGACGCCGCGCGGCGACTCGAGCGTGGAAAGGTAGAGCCGGCGCCGAGAGCGGTCGACTGCAGGTAGTTCTTGTCGAGGCTCAGTGACTCCGAGCGGAACTCGAAGAACTTACTCGGCGTGACCCTTGTGCCATAGGTTGTCTCTCGAACTGCGCCTAGCTGAGAATCGAGTCCCGTGCCCGTCGGCATGTCTAGCCCTCCTTCTTACTGTCGTGCTTGACCTCAGACCAGTCGTCCGGCGACTGCTTGAGCAGCCTGTCCCGGTCTGCGGCTGAGACTTCGATCTCGTGCAGGTAGTCGACCTCGACGGTGCGCCCGTCTTCGAGGGTCACGGCGACGCCAGGGCGAAAGCCCCCGCTGTACTTGAGACGCATGTGGCCCTCCTTGTGGGCTTAGATACGGGAACGGCAATGGACGAGCAGGGTGCCCTTGGCGAGCCAGCTCGAAGGTCCAGCGGGACGGGTCTCCATCCGGGTCGAGACCACTTCGGCCCACTGGCTGAGAACGCCGGCCAGCGTGACGTCGGCCCGGACGGCGGCGGTGACCGCGGCCTGTAGCTGCCAGGCGCGCGTCTCGACGGTTATCTCGTCGTCACCGGGTCGGGTGACCTGGACCACGACTTCGACGGTGTAGTCCTCGTCGCGCTTCTGAGCGCCCAGCGACGCCCACTTCTCGGTCTGTGAGACGTCACCGAGCCAAACGTGCTCCTCGGTGTACTCCTCGTCCTTGGTCGGTGCCGCCCAGGTGCGTGTGACGCCGGTCAGGTCGACGCTGGCGTTGAAGAGATCGAGCAGCTTCTGCTTGGCCGCCGGCGCGGTTGAGACCGCCATCTAGGCAAAGACCGTCGGGTAGCCGTACTGCTGGACGACCGCGTCGACCTCGGGTATCCCGAAGACCGAGCCGCGGATGCCTGGCGTGACCAGCGAGAACGTCCCGTCCTCGGTCGCCATGCTCGTCGCTCGATTGTCTATCGGTCCGTCGACGAGCCATTGCTTTGCGAGCAACAGTGCGGCGCGGCTGACCCTTGGCGGCGGGTAAGGGTGGCCGTGCTCGTAGATCAGCTCGTAGTTGCCGACGCCCAGGGCCCAGCGGGTCGACCAGTAGAGCGTCCCGTCAGGTTGCGGAAGGATGGTCGCGAGCTCGGCGCCTGTGAAGGCCGTTCCGTCGAGCTTTCCCGAACGAATCGCGCTGACACGCGGGTACGGCATGACCAGCGAGTCGGCGCCCGAGCCGCCAAACGTCCTGCGCGCGTAGCGCGGGACGAAGGCAACGCCGCAGGCGTCTTCCAGCGCCGTCTCGGCGAGAGTGCGGTACTCGGCGATCTTGTCGGCGGGGTAGGTGGTCGTGTTGTCGAGTGGTCTGAGCGCCCGCGCTGCGGCGAGCGAGAACAGGACGCCGCCGGCGATCTCGACGTGGGTCGTGAGCGTCTGCGACTGGCCGGCCAGGTTCGCCGTCCATTTGACGGTGAGCGCGTCGAGCAGCGCCGTCTGCGCAGGCGTCAGGGTGTAGGTGAACTTGCCTGTCGTCGACGCTGGCTTGACCGTGGCCGTGCCGGCGGGCACGAGAACGGTCCCGTTGTCGCGCAGGATCTCGACCGTGGCCGTTGCCGGCACCGGGTCGGTTGCGACGCCGTCGTTCTGGAAGGTGACTAAGACCGTGGCGGCGGTTCCTCTGACGATTCGGTCCAAGGTCTCTCCGTCCTAGTAGGCAGATCCGACGAGCGCGCTGTCGGCCGAAGTGGCGCCGCTCAGACCGTCGTCGCCATCTGTTGTGCTCGAGGAACCCGAGCCTTCGCGGTGGCTGGTCGCCGATCCCTGGCCGTCGGGACTGCTCGACGCGCCGGTTCCTTCGATGAGACCAGTCGGGATTAGGGATGCGCCCAACGCCGCGTCACTTGCGACCGCCGAGTCGGTGACCCACCGGAACCGCACCGACAAGCGCACCGTCGAGTCCGACGAGATGGCGCTTTCGCTGGTGGCACGGACCCTGGCCACGGCGCCGCGCGTCGTCGTGTCGAGTGAAAGCGAGCTGTCGGCTATCGAGCGAGACGCGCTGCGACTTCTCGTGACGGCGTCAGTCGCAAGCGAGTTGTCGGTGCGGGTGCGTGAGCGAGCGGTGGT